GATCGTGAAGCGGTGGGAGACGCTGACAGGGAAGAAGGCCGAACTGGAGGTGAACGATGGGCAAGCGAGGCCCGCGACCGGAGCCGACGATTATAAAGATGGCGAAGGGAAACCCAGGCAAAAGGCGGCTCAACAAAAGCGAACCAAAGCCGCCAAGCGATGACATCCAGCCGCCTGATTGGGTCACTGGCAAGTCGCTTGAGAAGTGGCAGGAGGTAGTTCCCAAGCTGGTCGGCATGGGCGTGATGACCAACGCCGACATCGACACGATTGCTCGCTACTGCACGATGCACGAGCAGTACTTGAAGTACCTCGACCAAGTGCGACGCGGCTTGGACGTGCTGGTAATCCGTGACGACGCCGGCAAGGTCAAGTACATGCAGAGCACGCCGGCCGCCACGATGATGACAAAGTTGGCGGCGTCGATGCTTCGGATTGAGCAGGAGTTTGGCCTGACGCCATCGGCCAGGAGTGGATTGAGTGGCAAAAAGCCGCAAGACCAAGACGAACTCACGGCGTTCTTCCAGCAGCACGGATAAGCACCGGCCTGGCATCGACGACGCCAAGGCGAAGCGTGTTTGGCAGTTTTTCGAGACCGTGCTCAAGCACTCGAAGGGTGGCCAGGCCGGTCAGCCGTTCCTGCTTTTGCCGTGGCAGAAGTACGTGCTCGGCGAGATCTTCGGCCGGTGCCGGCCGGACGGCACGCGGCAGTACCGCCAGGCGTACGTCGAGATCCCGAAGAAGAACGGCAAGAGCACGCTGCTCGCCGGCATCAGCCTCTACGTCCTGCTTGCCGATGGCGAGCAGGGGGCCGAGATCTACGGTGCGGCCAGCGACCGCGAACAGGCCGGCATCATCTACCGTGAGGCGGCGTCGATGGTCCGCTCGTCGCCGGCCCTGAGCAAGGTGCTCGAGGTGGTAGACAGCCGAAAGACGATCATTCACCGGGCGAGCAACTCGTTTTATCGGGTGCTCTCGGCCGATGCGTTCCGGGCCGAGGGGCTCAACATCCACTGCCTGCTGTTCGACGAGCTGCACGCCCAGCGTGGCGACCGCCGGCTGTGGGATGCCCTGCGATACGGCGGCGCGGCCCGGCGGCAGCCGCTGGTACTGAGCATCACGACCGCCGGCGAGTTCAACAAGACGCACCTGTGGTGGGAGCAGCACGACTACGCCGAGCGGTGCATCGCAGATCCGACGTTTGACCCGAGCTTCTTTGGCTGTATTTACGCTGCCGATCGGGAGGACGACTGGAAGAGCCCGAAGGTCTGGCACAAGGCCAACCCCAGCCTGGGCGAGACAATCAGCGAGGAGTCCTTCGCGGCCGACGTGCGGGAGGCGGCCAACTCGGCCACGAAGCTGTCGAGTTTCCTGCGGTATCGGTTGAACGTGCCCACGACAACCGAGGTGCGGTGGGTACGGCCTGACCAGATCGAGGCGTGCATGGCCGGGCCGCCCGAGCCGCTCGAGGGCCGTGACTTCTGGGCCGGGCTCGACTTGGCGTCCACGTTCGACACGACTGCGTTCGTGGCGTGGTTCCCGGCCGATGACGGCAACGTGGACGTCTACGCACACGCCTGGATTCCTGGCGAGAACGCCGACAAGCGCGAGCGGGAGGACCGGGTTCCGTACTCGCAGTGGGCCCGGGACGGGTGGCTGACCATCACGGACGGCCGCAGCACGGACTACGGCATCATCAAGCGGGACATCATGGCGTTCTGCGAGAAGCACCGATGCCGCGGGCTGGCGATCGACCGATGGAACGCCACCATGCTGGCCCAAGAGCTCGCCGCTGAATCCCTGCCGGTGGTCATGTTCGGCCAGGGCTTCGCGTCAATGAGCTCGCCGACGAAGGCCCTCGAGGCCCGACTTGTGTCGGGAAACCTCAGACTCGGCGGCAACCGTCTGCTAGCGTGGCAGTTAGGCAACGCAGCGGTGCAGATGGACCCGGCCGGTAATGTGAAGTTGTCCAAGGCCAAGAGCACCGAGCGGATCGACTCGGCGGTTGCTCTGGCGATGGCGTGTGGCATCCACATGGGCGAGCAGCAGAAACCGGCCAGCCTGCCCGAGATCACGTTCTGGTGAGCAATGAGCACCGAGACCGCGTCCCCTGAGATCAAGTGGCTTGAGACTCGTCTGAGCCGCTGGGACGACCTGGTCGCGATGGCCGGCTCGTCTGGCGAGCGAGTCACTCCCGAGCTGGCCATGAAGACCGGCGTGTGGATGGCGTGCTCGCGGATCGTGGCCGAGACCGTGGCAAGCCTGCCGCTGCACTTGTACCGCCGGCTGCCCGACGACAACCAGGAGCGGGCCGTCGATCACCCGCTCTACAAGCTGCTCAACCGCAGGCCCAACTCGTGGCAGACCAGGTACGAGTTCATTGAGCAGGCGCTGCTGCACCTGGGCTTCTGGGGCAACGCCTATCAGCTCAAGGTCCGCGGGCCGCGCGGGTTCATCGAAGAGCTGCACCCGCTCGACCCGGCCGGCATGGACCGCCGCACAGCGCCGGATGAGCCGTACCGCTACCGCGTGCCGGGCACGGGCCAGCAGGTCATCTATCGGCCCGACCAGATCATGCACATGCGGTGGCTGTCGTTCGACGGTATCAACGGCGACGTGCCAATCGAGCTCGGCAAGGACGCGATCAGCCTGGCTCGGTCGCTCGAGCAGTACGCCGCGACGTTCTACAAGAACAACGCTCAACCGGGCATTATCCTGCACACGGAACAGGCCCTGCCGCGTGAAGTCCGTGAGCAGCTGCGTGACCAGTGGAACAACCGGCACTCTGGCCCCAGCCGGGCCGGGCAGACCGCGATCCTGTCCAACGGGCTCAAGGCCGACACCATCAGCGCCACGAACCAGGAGAGCCAGCTAGCTGAGCTGTGGCTGCAGGCCCTGCTGGCGGTGTGCCGCGTCTGGAGGATGCCGCCACACATGGTCCAAGAGCTTGGCAGAGCAACATGGGGCAACCTGTCGAGCGAGATGGTGAGCTTCGAGAAGTTCACGATCGCCCCGTGGCTGCGACGCATCGAGGGGGCCATCGAGAGGGACATTCTTGTCGATGACGACGAGCTCTACGCCGAGTTCCTGGTCGAGGGACTGCTGCGGAGCGACATCACGACCCGATTCCAGGCGTACGAGGTGGCGATCCGCAACGGCTGGATGATGCCCGAAGAGGTGCGGCGCAAGGAGAACCTCGGTCCAATGCCAGAGTCTGACGACGACTCGCCTGGCGAGATTGAGGACACGCCGGCCGACGCCGTCGAAGACGAGGCCGAAGACGAGGTCGAGGACGACACGCCAGACGACACGCCAGACGCTGCCGAGGGCCAGGCCGATGGCTGACCTGACGCCGACCGAAGCGATGGCGTCCGCCGCCCGCCGCGGGCTTCGTCTGCACGACGAGGGGAAGAGCGGCGACGGGCTCAAGCCCGAGACCGTGCGTCGGGCCAACATCATCGCCGAGCGGCAGGAGCTCTCCGAGGAGCACGTGCGCGAGATGGCGGCGTGGTTCCCGAGGCACGAGGCCAGCAAGACGCCTGGATGGGATGACCCGGGCGAGGAGACGCCAGGCTTTGTGGCGTGGCTCTTGTGGGGCGGCGACCCGGCACGGGCATGGTCAGAACGCAAGGTGGCAGAACTGGACCGCGAGCAAGACAGGAGCAGTGCCATGGAAGGCAACATCATCGAGCGACGCGACGTGGCGTTCGAGACCGACGACGAGATCGTGGTCGAGGAGCGGGCCGATGGCCGGGCCGTGATCAAGGGCTACGCCGTCGTCTACAACCGACTCAGCGTTGACCTAGGCGGGTTTCGGGAGCGGATCATGCCCGGGGCCTTTGACGCCGTGCTGACCAGGCAGCGTGGCCGTGCCGACCTGGTCAGCTACTACAACCACAACCCCGACATGCTGCTGGGCCGGGAGTCCTCGGGCACGCTCAAGGTGTGGTCGGACCAAAAGGGTGTGGGCTTCGAGGTGACGCCGCCGGCGACGAGGGCCGACGTTCTTGAGCTCGTCCGTCGTCTCGATGTGAAAGGCGCGAGCTTCACGTTTTCGCTCAATGGTTCCTCTGGCGAATCGTGGGCAACTGACGAGAGCGGCCGTGCGATCCGCGAGATCCGCGCCGCCACGATCTACGAGCTTGGGCCGGTGGTTCAGCCGGCGTACCCCAGCACCTCGGTCTCTGTGGCCATGCGTTCGTACCAGGCTTGGCTTGCGAGCCAAGGTACACCTGAGGCGACGCCACACGTTGTCGGGCCCGACATCGTCGCGGCGTCCATGCGGCTGCGTGCCGCTCGTCTCAGGAGCTTCATGCGTGGCAAAGCCAGGTGATCGCTGCCCGAAGTGCGGCAAGGGCCGCATTCGCACGCGGTCGAGCGTCCAAGCCAGTGAGCACTCACAGGTCCGATACCTGGAGTGCCAGTGCTGCGACTATCGGTCAAAGCTGATCGTGCCGGCCGAGTACATCTGCCGGCGGTCGTTTGTAAATACAAACGCAACGCAGCGGTAGTGCGACGTTCATCGTGTAGCGTGAGCGTAGACACGGATTCGTCACCCGATATGGGAGTGCCACGGATGGCCGCTTCGATCACCAAGCTTCAGGACCGGGCCG